TGGCAGGTGCGTATCATCTGGCGGGGCAGTTGCTGGGTTATGGATCTGCAGGATGAGAGGGGAGAAGCGTTAGTTTCCGGCCTGCCTCTGGTCACCGGAGTGGATCTGCTGGCGCAGTATGCCTGGCTACAGCCCGGCGTTAAGCTGATCGTCGTCTGTGATGCCAACGGTCAGGACTATCCCACGCAAACCGATCTGGGCAGCAGCAGCCACCTACTGGTTATCACGGAGTAAGCAGCATGGCACAGAACTGGATGCGTCACTTCGAACTGCAGCTTAAGGACGACAAAGGGAGGTGGATCGACTTTAGCGAGTTTAAAGTCTATTTCACCATCAGCTGGTACAACACCAGCAGCGTGTCCCGGTCGGCAGAGATAAAAATTTTTAACCTGTCGGCACCAACCGTAAGCCGGATCGCCCGGAAGGAATTTACTCACCTTCGGCTTATTGCTGGCTACGACGGCATCGCCCCGGACGTAGCGGCCAGCAGCGTGGGTAAAGTGCGCGTGGTTGACCCAACAGCGGTAGAGCAGAGCGACGGCCGCAACTACGGTATGATCTTTAGCGGTCAAATCGACTCAACGCAGACCGGAAGGGAGGAGGATAAGCTCGCCACCTGGGTCCAGATTAAGGCAGCGGACAGTATCAAAGCGTTTATCACTACCACTAGCGCGCAGACACTGTCAGCGGGCTACACGCCTGCGGATTTCAACCGGCTGTTAATGAGAGATTTTTCCCTCGAGGGTATCACAGAGGGGCTGACGCCAAAAATGCCCGATACGGTCTATCCCCGTGGTCGGGTGCTGTTTGGCATGACCCGGCACCTGATGGATAACCTGGCTGCCCAGTGCAACGCCACATGGCAGTTCGTGGATGGCAAACGGCAGATGGTTGCCGATCATGAGTACGTGCATAAGGCTATCCTGCTGAGCAGCGCTACCGGGCTGATTGGCTCCCCGACGGCGATTGACGACGGCATAAAGGTAAAGGTGCTGATTAACCCCAACATCCGCCTGTTAGGGTTGGTGCAGCTTGAGCAGCGCATACCTCTTCCCGCCGTATCGAACGGAGTCTATAGCGTGCGCGAGATTATCTATACCGGCGATACCCGGGGCCAGCAGTGGTACATGGAGATGGTCTGCAGGCCGCCTGGCGTAGCGGATCCGGCTGCGAAAAAAACGCCGCAAGAGAGCGCTTAAGTAGCGCTTGCCTGTGATAAACAGCCCGCCATCCGGCGGGTTTTTGCTTTCTGGAGCTTATCCTATGTCCATATCAGATCAGACCCGCAGCGGCGACCTCTCCGACGTCTTTAAATCCGAGCGGGAGAGCCTCAAAAACCAGCTCCGCGTCGCCATGCCAGGCATTATTCACTCTTTCAATCCTGACGCCGTCACCGCGGTTGTGCAGCCAGCAATTCGCTATGTGCATATCGACATCGACGGCAAGCGGATAACGCAAAACTATCCTCTGCTGGTGGACGTGCCGGTAGCGTTTCCCCGCGGCGGCGGCTGTACGCTGACTTTTCCGGTCCGGCCTGGTGACGAGTGCGAGCTGATTTTTAACGATCGCTGCATCGATTTCTGGTGGCAGAGCGGCGGCGTACAGGAGCCGGTAGACGATCGCATGCACGATCTTTCTGATGCGATCTGCTTTGTTGGCCCGATGTCGCAGGCGCAAAAGATCGGCAATATCAGCACCCGCGCCGCACAGCTGCGCACCGACGATGGCGCGGCGTTCGTCGAGGTGGCGGCGGGTCATGACATCACCCTCACCACGCCCGGAAAGCTTACCGCTACCGCGCAGGGGGGCACCGTCGTAACCTCGCCTACGATCACCCTTAACGGCAATGTGACAATCAACGGTAGCCTCTCCCAGGGAATGGGGGCCGCAGGCGGTACGGCAACGCTGCTGGGTCCCGTCACGGTATCTAACGATGTGAAGGCGGGAGGGAAAAGCCTGATGACGCACACCCACAGCGGGGTGCAGACCGGCGGCGGCAATACGGGAGGACCTAACTAATGCAGTACCGACAGGAAGATGCTGACGGTGACTACACCTTCGGCAACGGTGACGACAGCTGGCTCGTTGATTCACCGGAAACGGTGGCCCAGGCGGTTAAAACCCGCTTTATGCTCTGGTATGGGCAGTGGTTTCTTGATGCCACCGAGGGAACGCCGTGGATCCAGTCCGTGCTGGGCAAGCAGAGCCCGGACGTCTACAGCCTGGCCATTCGCCAGCGCATTCTGGAAACCCAGGGCGTAAACGCCATTCAGGCGTTCGATACCACCCTCAACACCTCATCCCGCCGCGTGATATTCACCGCGACAATTGACACCCGCTACGGGATCACTACCGTCACAAGCGAGGCATAATGGCACTTAATCTCGACACGCTGGGGTTATCCGCAAGGGTAACTGACCAGGGGATCAGCGCGCCTGATTATCAGGCAATTCTCGCTGGCATTACTGGCTACTTTCAGCAGATTTACGGTACGGATGCTTACCTGGCGCCGGACAGCAAAGATGGGCAGATGGTGGCGCTCGTTGCGCTGGCGGTACACGATGCCAACAACACGGCTATTCAGGTCTATAACTCTTTCTCACCAGCCACCGCCATGAGTGATGCCCTGACGCGTAACGTTAAAATCAATGGGATCGTGCGTAAGGCGGCTACCCACTCGACGGTGGACGTTACGCTCACGGGTCAGACGGGAACCACCATTACTCACGGTTCCGTAAAGGATACCCGGGGCGTTGCCTGGTCTCTACCCGCCAGCGTAACCATTGGCAGCGGCGGAGCCGTCACCGTCACCGCCATCTGTGCAACCGCCGGGGCTGTCGAGGCGCTAGCGGGCAGCATTACCCGCATCGCTACTCCCACCCTGGGCTGGGTGGCGGTATCGAACGCCATGTCGGCCACGCCGGGCGTAGAGGCAGAGCGGGACGCGCAGATCCGCATCCGCCAGGCGCAGAGCGTGGCCATTTCATCCATTACTCCCTTCGAGGCGCTGGAGGGGGCGATTGCTAACGTGGCCGGGGTAACTCGCCATAAGCTGTATGAAAACGATACGGGCGTGACGGATGGCAACGGGCTACCGGCGCACTCTCTGTCGGCGATCGTTGACGGAGGAGACGTGACGGCGATCGCTCAGACCCTGCGCGGCAAAAAAGGGCAGGGCGTCAGCACGTTTGGGTCGACTTCCGTTACCGTCGCCGATCTCTACGGCAACCCGCACGTTATTCGCTTCTCGCGTTCAACCAACGTGCCCATTTACGCCGCAATAACGCTAAGTGTCTTTCCGGGCTATACCACCCAGGTAGGGGAGCAGATTAAACAGGCTATCGCCGACTACGTTAACAGCCTGAGCATTGGCGATGACGTGCTGCTGAGCCGCGTCTACTCACCAGCTAACCTCGGCGTCGTCAGCGGGGGGAGCAGCCGATTTTACGACATCAATTCGCTGCGGATTGGCAGATCGCCCACCAGCGCGGCGGCAGCCAACATTGCCATTGCCTATAACGAATCGGCCTCGTGCAGCACGGCCAATATCGCGATAACGGTGGCGTCATGAGTAAATACACCGAACTCATCACCAACTATCACGCCACCCGACCTCGGTTTGTAAACCATATCGACCTCAGTACGCGGCCGCTGATTGACACGTCGGCTGCGGTTGAAGGTCTGATTGAGGCGTTTGACATAGATCAGGCGACCGGCGCACAGCTCGATATTTTGGGGCTGTGGATCGGCAGGTCGCGGCAGGTTAGCGAGCCGATATCCGGGGTATACTTCTGCTGGGATACCGATGGCTTAGGGTATGAGCAGGGCGTATGGCAGGGCCCCTTCGATCCCGACGCGGGCTACACCACCCTTAGCGATGAGACCTACCGCATCATCCTGAAGGCCAAAATTGCCATCAACAGCTGGAATGGGCAGAACGACACACTGCCCGCCATTCTTGATGCGGCCACCGCTGGCTCCGGGCTGCGTATGCAGATTGTTGATAACCAGGATATGACCATCGCGGTATGGGTTTTTCCAGAGACCGATATAGCAAACGTCTCGCTGGAGCTTATTGCCGCCATCAAACAGGGATATTTAACCGTAAAGGCCGCCGGCGTCTGGGCTGGCGATATTTTGACACCATCCATTCTCACTCCATCCGTTGGCCCGACATTTTTCGGCTTCGACATGGATAACGACTATATCGTCGGCTTTGATAGCGGCGCATGGGGAGTAAAACTCTAATGGCAACAAATGACTTCAAGCCCTTCGCAACAGGGGCAGGTGCTAACGTAACGGCGCAGGCAGAGTGGGCATCGCTCCCGACGCTGTTTACCGGTTTTCAATCTGGCAAAGCCTCCAGCGCCCAGGTGAATAAAGCGATTCGCCAGGCCAGCTTTATTTCGGCCGCTCTGGCGCAGTACGTCACTAATAAAACCGGGCAGAACGTGCTGGACGACGGCGACATGGCAGGTTTCATCACCAAGCTGGTGAGCGGCCTTGGGAAAGATTTCCAGCCCACGGACGCCACGCTGACCAATCTTAGCGGTAAGTCAGTGGCGGGGCTTCTCTCATACCTTGGTCTCCAGGAAGGAAATGACTGGGTAAAAATGCCCAGCGGCTTAATCATCCAGCGCGGCACGTTTGGTTATAACCCTGGCATTATTGAACAGAACGTAACGCTACAACGCGCTTTTACAAGTAATAATTATGGCGTGACTATGACGTGGTCAGACAGAAACTTTGACGGTACTTCTACAAGCCCGGCGCCGGCTTCAGTAGCTATAGTCGCCACCTCAAAGAAGCCTACTGGGTTTAGAGCATGGCAGAATGGAGCCGGCGGATACAACGTTGATTATATTGCGGTGGGGTACTAAGTATGAATTATTTATATAGCCCGTCAGCGGGCGGATTTTTTCCACTGTCGGATAAAGACATTTTTATTGCGGCCAATCTCTGGCCGTCAGACGGCATCGACATTACGGAGAGTGAACACGATGCGCTCTTTCCTGTACCAAACGATAAAATTATTGGGTTGAATAACGGTAAGCCTGCCTGGCTCGACTTACCGCCGCCCACTGACGCACAGCGTATTGAGCAGGCGGAACTGTATCGGCAAGCACTGTTAAAACAGGCAGATGATATGACCGCCGACTGGCGAACAGAGCTGTTACTGGATGAAATCAGCGCGGTGGACAGAGAAAAGCTCTCCGCATGGATGGCCTATAAAAGGGCAGTCAAAGCTGTGGATATTGCTACGGCTCCTGAGATCGCCTGGCCAGCTCTTCCAGCCAGTTAAAGGCCGCCCGGGTGATAGGGCCTGCGGGTCGGAGCATGACGCGGTGACTGCCCTGGCGAGGGCAGTCTTTACCTGAGAATGATTCTTAAGGCTGGCAGAAACGGGGAGGGAGGCTACACTGTCGAGGATACCTTTTTTACCCGCATATCTGTTTCACGGTATCGCCATAACGAAAGCCGCACGATCGCTGTGGGGTGTACGATGATGAAATCAGGGTGTTATAGATGAAAACCCCTGTACATTGCGGGCTAGATTGTTTAGCGTCGTACCGTTTTAGATTTCCGGCAAAAGAAGCAACTGGCACAGATATGAATAGATTTAATGATAAAAGATTGACTGATATTGTGCTGGGAGAAGCCATTCTTGCTCTTTTGAGCGAAGGCGATCCCATAACGCCATACAGCCTGATGGAAAAACTTCAGCTTATGGCCATTTCAGAGAAAATGGCGTTCAGAAAGCAGGCGTGTACCAACGCCGTCGTTGAAGTGCAAAGCAGCCTTATGGCGCAATCCTCGGAGTACGGCAGCGTTCAGGCAGGCAATGAATATCCTCCCAGCAGTAAGATGATCCACTGA